TTCTGCTTGGGGAGTATATGAGAAGCGACTTCTAGCCATGTTGCACCTTTTTAAGCTCGTTAATTAATTCGAGGGTTAGCTGATTGATATCGGTAGATTGTTTTTTTACGTCTATTCCGTTTACCAGAGAAGTTTTATCCATACCCTGTATCGTGCCTGTTTCTTCGGAGTAATCTCCAATTTTATACAGCGTGTAGTCTCCGGCGTGATTGTGAAATGGGGATTCCTGATTGTTAACAGAGTCAGAAAATCCCCTAATAGCCTGTTCGTCTTCGTTAAGAAAAAATGGCTGCATAAACGCATCAGCTTTACTGTCGTGAATAACGTAGATTTTCATTTTCATTGTATTGTCCTTGTTTTTAATTTTGATCTTGCGACTTCACAGATATGTTTGTCTTCTAATTGTTTCCAGTAGTTATCGGAAACAGTTTCCATTGCACTTGAACGTCTTTTTGTTTTTACCAGCCAATAGTCCTCCGGACATTCTTTTTCCAGCTGGTCATCGTAATATTTTGGTGTCTTGAAACGGCGGCCATCGAGAATACATTCATCTTCAGGGAATATATCGGATTTGAAACGATCATACCAATTTTTACCAATACCTGGCTTTAAACTTTGTTTGTTGAATTCTGGAAGGATCTCTACAAGCTCGCCAGTTTCTTCGTTTAGTTTTTGATAGTAATCTTGTTGAGTTTTGCCTGTACGTTTCTTTAGAACGTAAGAACTTACGTAAGCGGCTGATTGCACGCTGACGTTGCCAATTTCTGAGTAGCCTTTTCGCCATACTTTTTCTAATAGCGGTGACCTAAATACTGGATTGCCTTTTCGAATTGTTGCTTGATATTTGTCGGGGAAATTCCACCCGAACAGCAGATAATGATAATGCGGACGGCCTATATCGTTCCACTCACCTTCGGTACGCCCATATTCACCACACATGAAGAATCGAACCTTAGCCGGATAGATTTCCGTCCTTAATTCTTTCATGAAGTTTTGATGATGAGTTAAAGATAGAGAACCGTACAACGGTAAATTTTCATCGTTGTACGTTAACGTGACAAACGAACTACAACCATTGTGTACTTCTGACTCGTGCATACAGCGAACCGCCCATTGTTGGGCGCGATCTATTCGGCAGCCTATGCACTGACCACATGGTATAGCTTCCGGAGTGTCGGAAGGATGTCCTGGGGAGAAGCTAATAATTGCCTTTCCGTTGGGTCTTAGTGTTTTGGAGCGATAGCCGGTTATGGGCTTGTAACAAGGCAAGCCATTACAACCGATAGCCGCCGCGGTGGGGGACAGGCCGGAAGTTCTTTTTCTTCGGCCTAGTATTTTTTGAGAAATAACGCTTTGAGGACTTTTTACGCATCTTACGACGATATGCCATGTTTTGAACTCCTATCAGTTAGTTACGCTTCGAATGCCTAGATTATGTCACCTAGCACAGTTAGCAACAAGTGGGCTAACTGTGCTTTGCGCCTACTCGCTCTCGTCAGTTTCACTGTCGGCAGCTCGCTCGGCGCTTTCTGAGGGTTTTTTTTCTGAACCCATATCTGAGGGTTCATTTTCAGAGTTTTGCTCTGTATCGGCCTCGGAGGCCTCGAGGATTGAATCTATATATCCGTGGAAGCCATCGAATTGTTGTTGTTCTCCTGGAGACAATTCTTCGTAATCCGTTTTAGCAGTGGCGACTATATTTTGTAGATCCTGAAAGTCGGAGGGCGTATGTCCATATTTTGGGATCTTATTGCTTACATGACCAACGACATTACCTGTATTCAACGATTTCATTATGTTGTTCATATCGCATTGATCCTTGAATGATTGCTTAGTCCTCCCCTTTTCAGGAAAGACAGTCGCCCACGGACGTGTTTTTAATACTTTTTTGACTTTATCTTCCACGGTAATACCTACGATCCTTTCTTTGTTGCTCTTTGTCTAAATATTCAACTTTAACCTTTTTATCAGTTTTACCCTTCGATTTGCTTTCACCAGTAGTGAGACGCGATAAAGGGTTGCTCTTACCAGTAGTGAAATCTATAGCTTTATCAAAGGCTGAAGAGCCTTTTCCAATTACTGCATCTATTACATCTCCGATTTCGAGAGCGTTTTTCTCGTAGAAACTATTTGAACCTTTTCGTGCAGCATCTACAGCTGACTGTACGGCCCCAGGTACGCCAAGAAGACCACCAGCAGTATGAGGATACTTAGTAATAAAATCTGCTTGAGCTTTTGCAACTCTTGTCTCCTGGGATAGTTTTTGCGTAGCTTGTTCAGTCTGCGCGACATTTGCGCGCATTTGTTTGAGTTGGGTATACATTTGGTTGGCAGCCTGTGCGCCGGATACGGCAGCACCGCCAACATTTTGCATAACGGCTGAGGCGCCATTAGGTGATGACGCAGCAAGATTGCCAGCGAGTATTGGGTTAATTCCTGCCGCCTTTAAGTCGGATACCCTTCGTTGTACCGCAGTGTTTGACATTCGTTCTTGAAATGCCATTTGTTTCTTTGCGATTCGCAAATTGGTTTTATTTGATTGTCTCGCACCGTAAGCCGATGCGAGACCACCAATTATGGATGCACCTATTGGCATGATTAGAACCTATCCATGTTCCCGGGAGTGCCATATAACGGCATAGGCCGGGCGCATTTGAGATCGAAGAATGAATCTATTAAGAAAGCCGGTTCACTTGGAACGGCTGAGATTCGATCTATTGGGGGACGTTCCTGAATGAACGTATTGTCCAGGACCGGTCGATTAGCGTAATCCTGCCCAAGATGCCAGATGTCCAGAGATTGAGGATCGTCAGACCGGAATTTGCCAGTGATAAGAGATTGTTTATAGCGGTACTCGGCATAACGTTCTTGATAGCCGAAAACGTCTTCATCGGCTGCCGTACCATCGAACCAGATTTCGCGCCCGAGAACAGCTTGCTCACCGATATGTGAGAGAGCTGGCCAGTAGTAGTCATAGCGTGTTCTGCGTGACCATGAGCGATCAATACCAAATTGATAGCTTTGAGAAGAACGCGTGGAGATCAAGCCGATAATAACGCAGTGCTCAGTGAATGAACGTGTAAAGCCATTAGACGGCATCACGGCAGTGCCGTATGCAGCCAAATTACCCTGTGGAGTATCCTCACCTGCGATAGCTGGAGTGTTTTGCTCTACCGGCTTGACTGCCACGCGAGTAGAACCACCGCCCAGATATTCAGGGCGTTGTAAACGAGCGTCAGGATTCGTAACACCGAAATGAGCATAGATAACTTCTGGGTATCGAGTACCACCACGAGCGTCACGCTCTAACATTTTCTGAAGTTGGAACGCCTCGCGTAGCTCATTAATTGTTACGGTGCTTGCGCCAGACAGGTCTGCAATTAAGTTTGGTGAATTCCATTTGATATCACCGTCAACGGCCAGCTGGGTTGAACTTGCGTGTATCTCTTGTGTAGCAGATCCTTGCAGAGAAAAAACTGGCGAGCCGCCTGTTTGTGTAAAGTAGGGAGTATGGTCTCCAGAACCTACTACTGGCGCAGTCCCTCCTAATGGAATATTAACCGCATCACCCTTTTGTGGCCACGGTAAGCAGGAAGTGAAGTAATCATGCCGTTTATTGCGTGGGTGTAAGTAATACCAGTCCTGATTATCTACACCATCATCAGTTGGTACATGTGCGCCATCTTGTAAATTCTGATCACGAAACCATTCGTTAAAAATCATGTTATAGGCGCGGAAGTGAAAGGCATTAACTGGAAATGCCATTCCAGCATTAATAGGCAACCCGAAAGCATCCACTAGGTTTGCCGTCTGTTCTTCCATTGTTGTTGGGTCAAGGTTTACCTGCGGAGTCGTGTAATCCGTGGGCTCGCCGGGATCCTCCTGCGCGCCGTTAAAGGACTCCCAGTTGTCCCATAGAAGACGATACGGAACTGCGAAATAATGTGTATCTATCCACAGGTTATCCATAACAGGCTTTATGGGTGTAGCGAGACGAGCAAATAGAGTCATACGTAACCTGAACGTATCGCCAGGAAGAGCTTCATCAAAGTAAATAGGAAAGAGTTTACGCTCGTCTATAGTCATTTTGTGACTGTGGGAACGATCAAATACCGCGCGAGGTATTTCTGCTTGGGGAGTATATGAGAAGCGACTTCTAGCCATGTTGCACCTTTTTAAGCTCGTTAATTAATTCGA